TTAATTTCGGACGCGGGTTCGATTCCCGCCACTTCCACCAATTAAATCCGTTTTGGAATTGATTTTTTTAAGTGTTATCTCAATCTCTGTATAGCCTATTTTTACGCTATGCACAAAGGTTTCTATAACACTTTTTTTAATTTCTTCCTTGTGAAAATCTTTCTGGATTTTTTGCAAGAAATTTACTATTTTTTTATAATCTACTTCTTCCTCTTTTTTTGCTTTTTCTATTTCTAATTTTAAAAATAAAATCCTATCGTTTAATTCTTTTGATTTTTCTTTGTATACATCTTCCGGTAAGGCTCCGTCCAATAATAAATTTAATATCTTATCTACTTTGATTTTTAGCTTTTCTATTTCTTTCTCATGCTTTTCCACTACTTTCTTTTTCTTTGTTTTAATTTCTTTCGCTTGTACTTTAATTTCTTCGGCTAATTGCTTGATAGCCTCATCTGTTAAAATCTTTGTTTGAATTGCTTTAAATACTAAATTTTCTAAAAGTTCTTTCCGGATATTTCGATTAACACAGTTTGTTCCTTTGCTTTTTCTTCCTGTGCATACATATCCATAGACTAATTCGCCATTTCTACTCCTAGACCGATACCCACCTGTATAAGCGGATCCACACTCAGCACAAGTACAATACCCAGTTAAATAATATGGAGTAATGGCTTTGCTTCTACTTCCGGTTGCTCTCGTTTTGATTTTCTTTTGTACTCTCCAAAAGATTTCTTTATCCACAATCGCAGGAAGTCCGTTTTCAATTTTAATTTCATTCCCAGTTAAATGTCCGTGTGCGTCTTTCTTTCCAAAAACAAAAGTTCCTATATATTTTTCATTCAACAAAATATCCCGGATAGAAGTCATCTTAAATGGCTTCTTTCTTTTGTTGACTCTTCCGATTTTATTGAGATATTCTGTTATTTTTCTGTATCCAGCCCCCTCTAAATACATCTTATAAATTATTCTTACACTGTCCGCCTCTAGTTCGTTGATAACATACTTTCTGTCCTCTCCTACGTCATATCCAAGAGGGGGAGTTCCTCCGGTATGGATACATTTCAAGGCGTTTTCCTTTAGTCCTTTTTTGACTTCTCTTGATAAATTTAAAATGTAGTACTCATTCATACCTGTAAGGACAGATTTTAGGATAACGCTTTCAGGACTATCATTCAACGGTTCTAATACAGAAAGCAATTTTACACCATTATCATTTAATTTCTTTTCATAAATAGCGTGGTCATATCTGTTTCTTGCGAATCTATCAAACTTATGGACAATTGCAATTTCGAAATTTTTATTTTTGCTATCTTGTATCATCCTTAAAAAGTTTTCTCGTTCTTTTGCAGACGAGGCAGACAACGCCTCATCTACGTAAACCTCTATCAACTTATAATCATTTTCATTACAGAAAGATTGAATAGCTCTTATTTGAGCGTCAATGCTTTCTTCTCTCTGATTATCACTAGAGTATCTAGCATACCCCACCGCTCGCTTCATATGCTTGTGCCTCCTTTAAAAACTCCTCTGTCAAAGTTAAAATGAAATTTTTATAGATGGTTTCGTCTAATATTTCTAGCTTTATATTCTCTTTCATTTACTCCTCCTCAATATCCGTTTCTCTGCCTTTCTAAGTTTTTATCATTCTTCTTGCAGTACCACTCGAACATCTCCTGTTCATCTCGGAAAATGTCGATTCCAAGACTGATTAAGAAATGCAGTACGTCCACAAACTCTTCTTTCAGTGCGTCTGTAACTTCCGTATTTTTATGTTTTTTCCAACACTTAAAATCTGGATGTTCATTGAACATTTCTCCAATTTCTGCTACTAATGCAATTTTTCTGTGTAGAGTTGTTCCCTCTCTTGTTACTCCTGCGTTCTTAAAAACGATATCATCGAACTTCTTTTGTCTATCCCAGATTATTTTTAATCGATCTTCCTCTTCTACTAACACCCACTCTAATAAATCAATCGCACGCTCAACGGTATAAAGGTCTTTATCTAAATCATTCAAATAGTCAAAAGCTGTTGGACTTGCTTTATCAATTTTATTTTCTAACTCAATCTTGAGATTTTTGTATGTTACTAATTCCGTCTTTATTTCTTCAAATGTTCTCATCTCTTATCTCCCTTCCACGACTGTATATCCTAATGCTCTAAGGTCATCACATATTGGTCTGTATGTTCCATCTCCTCTGTTGAACAGATGACCTATGATTGCATAATAAATTTTTCTTTGTTCTTCTTTGTTATCTGTGATTTTATCTAAAGTTCTATCAATAGCTCTTTCTTTTGGTCGGATTACTCTATAATCTGGATAATCAGAATCTTCTTGTTCAAAAATATCCATATACATTTCAAAGATTTTCTTAATCTGACTCATGTAAATTTCTTTCATCTTATTTTCTCATCAATTTCCTTTCCTAATTTTTTTAAGCATTCATCGCAAAGTACAATAACAGTTCCTCCGGACGATTCATCCGCTCTAACTTCTAATATATTTACATCTCCAACTTTATTACAGCCGTTACATCGGTTGTTATAAAATTTATATCTTGTTTTATGCTGTTCAATTTCACTGTTTCTTATAAGTTTTATCATCTATTCTTCCCACCTCGCTTTTTTGCTTTTGCTTTTATTTCGCCAATGAAGAAAAACCATTTTAGACCTTTCCAATCTAAAAATCTTTCTAATAGAACATAGCCTTTTCTTCTCAGTGATTGATGTTCGTACTCTGTAATAGCTAGCGAGCTTTTACGAAATCTTTCTATTTCTCTCTTCTTTCTCAATTTTCTAAGCTTTAGTTTCATCTCTAAACTCCTTTAATAATTCTAAATTTTCAAAGATATTCCCAAGTTTTTCAATATACACTCCCTCTTGAAATAGGCGTACACCTTTTTCTTGTTTTTCGTTTACAACCCAATAGCAACTTTCCTCAAACTGTACTTCTCCAACAATGCTTGGAGCTCCGGGGGTCATAGACCACATACGGACAATATCTCCTTCAAAAATCTCTCTTCCTATATGGTCCCTCATTCCTGCGTATTGCATTAAGATAACTTTTTCATTTCCGTTTGGGTCCCAAGAATCCCATATGCAACCTTCTTCTATTTGCAGGGTAAAATTGTAAAAATCAATTTTTTCAGGAGTAAACATGCATTTATATTTAGTATCCCAAGCTCGAAATTTATATTCTCTTTGTTTCATTCTTCACCATCTCCTTTTTCTAAGCGGAAAATTTTTTCACGATTGACTTCTATTTTTTACATCAATTTTTCCCGTTATCTCTTAGCGATTACTCTCAATGTACATTGTTTTCCAAAACGTAAGTTCATCGAGCTCTTCGAAGTTATTTAAAGAAGTTTCTATGTAAAATTCTCCGTTCTTATCTATTTCGAATCTTATAGAAGTCCCGTCTATTTCGAGCCTTGTGAAAATGTCTCCGTCTTCCATGCAGTTGTCGTCTAAATCTATATCAATATTTTCATAAATATCAGAAATTCCCTCTGCGTAATATTTAATTTTTTCTACTAATTTATTTATCTTTTCTAACTTATTCATTTTCTTCCTCCTCTATCCAGTCGGCTATATTTTTAATATCATGAGAACCATCTTTATAATTCCCACAGTTATTACATTCAATTATCGTCTCATAATCGGATTCTTCAAAACCTTCTGAATACCCATTCTTGTCATAACTTGAATATTTTTCATATCCTCCAACCACTCTTTCAATAAAATCATCGCTCCCACATTCTTTACACTTCCACATTATTTCTCCACCTCCAACAATTCAGGATTTTCATAAATGTTTCCAACGACCTCAATTCTTTCACTTTGATTGCAACAATAAAAAGTTTCTTCAATATCTTCTAAATCAATGACGAATTCAGCTCTATTATTGACATATTTGACAACACCGTTTATTTTTATTCTTTCGTCATGTAAAAAATGTGGAACTTTTACAATATCCCCCTCATAGATTTCTTTTCCGTTTTTATCTTTTAATCCTGTATATTGCATGATATCAATGTTTTTATAGTTTGGTCTGTAAACGGTGTATCCGTATGCCTCTTTTACTTTAAATTCTGCAAAATCTTTAAAAAATGCAATCCATTCAGGATAAACCAATTTATTTTTTTCTTTCAACCAAGCTCTAAATTTAATTTCTCTCATCCTCTTCCTCCTCAATCTCTTTAGCAAATCTAGTGCCTAGCTCTTTAATGCTATAATCAGCTCTAAATTTTCTATATGTTTTTTCTTCATATTCTTTTAATTTTTTAAAATATTCTGGATATTCTTTATATAGTATCTTTAATTCCTTTAAACTTTTAAGAGGACAACACCAGCAAGAAACTCTGTTAAATTTTTTATACAATCCATTCCAACTAAAACCTTTTTTATAGCAATAATCTAATGCTTCTTGCTCTGTTATGTTCCATTCTGCAAGTGGATATTTTATATTTTTGTTCTTATTCTTCTCAAGTCTTTTTGGCTCATTTACTGCTATTCCGTGGTATTCAGTTATTTCAAAACCTTTGTATTTTTCTTTTAAGTATTTTTTAATAACTCTCTGCTTAAAATACTTAGTACACCATCTATTCCTAAAATCTGGAAAAGAATATCCTTTTTGCCCTTTATTCTTACCTTTTTTCTTTTCATAGTTAAGCAACATAAATTCAAAAGTTTCATCCGCTTTTAATTTAGTTATTTTACGATTTATGTACTTTTCAACTTTTTCAATATGCTCATACATTTCTGGATATTCTACACCAGTATCCATAAATACAATGTCATCTATTTCTAATCCTTTTTCTAACATCATTAAAAGCATTGCAGTACTATCTTTCCCCCCGCTAAAACTAACTATATGTTTAATCATTTTCAATCTCTCCAATCTCTTCCAACCAGTGTCTATATTTCTCTCTTAAATCAACAGTTTCTTCTATTTTTTTACCTTCTATATAAGCATAAAATTTTACTTTGTATTTACTCATGTTTCCAAACCTCCTGATATGCTTTCTTTTGTAATTCACGTGCTTTTTCAGCTTGTTCACGAGTTTGGAAGTAGTTTCCGAACTCATAAGCTTGCCTATCCATTGCATTGTTCTCGTCAATGTTTTTCCAGATTTCTCCAACAAAATTTATATAGAAATATCTTTCTTTATATCCCGCTCTCCACCTTTTAGGTTTTCCATATTTTTCATTGATTCCTTTTTCAATCAACTCTAAAACATGTCTTGCTTCTGATGTTATTAACATATTTTCATAGAATGTAGGATTGACATTACCACCTATTCTCCAAACTCCATCTATTTTTTCAATTGTAGTCGAAAAAACTTCACCTATTTCATTTGTTTCTTCGCCTGCTTCCAATTCGATTTTCTTAATTCTCCATGCCCATTTATCCCATACTTGCTTAAATTCTATTTCTAATACTGTTTCTTTTTCCATGCTTTCCTCCTAATTATTTTTCTTATAATATCTTTTGCAAGTTTTCTCATTTAACTTAACTTTCTCCGCTATATCTTTCCAAAACATTCCTTGATTTCTTAATTCTAAAATTTCAGGAACTTTGGAAAGAATATAATTCCTCTTCACTCTTGCCGCCTCACTAGGAACTCTCGGCTTTTTTTCTTGCATTTCGATTTTCTCGATTGGCAATAACATTTTCTGTACAATATATAGTTTTTTATTTATCTTAAATGTTAGATATTTCGGATTTTGTTGTCCTTTGTTTTTTCTTTGCAAAATAGAAAAGCTTGCTCCGGGTTATCGAAACTTGCTATTCTTTTCATTCTAATCATTTTCCGCCCTCCTGTATGCCTTGAACTGGTTCGGATAAACCAGTTTTAGCTTCTCTATCATGGAATCTGTTAAGTAAATTCCATGAATTCCATATTTTTCATAAGCCCTTGCGTCTGCATGGATTTCTGAATGGTGTTTTCTGCATAAGCAAGTGACTCTCTCATTTCTTCCGTCATCCGTCTTATATCCTTTGCTCCCTCTTTGGTCTACATGGTGGAGCTCTCCCATGTGTCCACACACTTCGCAAGTTTTGTATTTCAAACAGAACCATACATAATGCTCGTATTCCTGTTCTTTGAGCATTTCCGTAATAGCACTTCGGAAAGGAATGTTATGTTCTTTCAATAAAGCTAAGCTAAAATCAATTAGTTCCGTCATCTTCTGCTTGCTGAATAAATTCATAGCAACCGAGAACGTTTTTTCTTTTTTGAAATACATATCCTGCATAGATTTTATATGGGCTAATTTTAAATCTAAGCGTTGTTCCTCACTAAGCCCTACCATTTTATCCACGAAAGACTGAAACTCCTCTATCGGCTTGCTAGACGGCTTATAGTTCATCGCTGATAAGAAAGCTTGTTTCAATTGGAACCTTGCTTTCTCGTGTGCCAATAGGTCGGGTGTTACTCCAACCTTGTTCCCTGTATTCCAGTTCGCTAGGTCGGAGGCTATCCATTCCCATGTCCTATGTTGTTCTGCTGTGTGTGGTATAAATTCTTTCATTATTCCTCCAATGTTTTTACAATCTTTTTCAGATTGCTTACAATTCTTTGAATTTCTTCCTTGTCAATCAGCTTTTTATCCGAATTGTAGGCGAAAACTCTTAGCTTTCGTCCCAATTCTTCCAACTCTTCTCCTGCTTGCTGTAATTTATACTGTTGTATTCTCTTACCCATAAGTCCTCCTTAGTTGCTAATTTTCTTTTTCATTGTGACGTACTCTTTTTTTGTGAGTTCGTCTAACTCTTTTTTATAATGCTCTTTTATGTATTCGCTAGCATTCACGTCAACAATTTCACAGCATTCCAATAAATCTTTTATTTCTGCCTTTGAACACTTTTGATTGAATTTCACTAAAGTGTCATGTGTAAAAATTAAGTCTTTTAAGTCCAGATTTCCGATATTTTTGGTTTTATATTTCTTTAAAATCCCTTGCATTTCTTCCGGGGTTGCTATTTTTGAAATAGCTTTACAAAGGGAGTTTTTTTGATTGATTTCTAATTGGCTTTTAATAACCTCAAGTTCTTCGATACTCATCATTCCCATTTCAGATAATTTATATTCCGATTCGTATTCTTCTCGGTTTTTATCATCTATCATTGAGTTTATTGTGAAAATCAATTGTTGTTTTTTGGCAAGTTCTATTTCTTCTTTACTTGCCACATCTCCGTCTAATCCAATCCCTAGATTCCCTAAGGCTCTTCCCACTGCCGATGTTTCACAGTTTTCCACGTGAGAAGTTTTGTTCACTAGAGAATTTTTCGCGTCTCTCATTTCCATAGCTGTCCCTGTAGATTTTATTTGCCCGTCAGGATTTTTTATAACAACCCTACAAGCAGCTTTTTCCTCTTCTATGAAGATCCACTCCGTTTCCAAAGACCAATCGCTATAGTACTCTCTAAAATATTTCAATCTTTCCACTACAGTTACATAGTTTTTCCCCTTGATGTCTATCGTTTTCATAATCCCCCTCCTATAAAATTTCATCTCCCCAACATATCAAAGCACCGATTCCAATGCCTATCATGAAAGTCCATACTTTTGTAAACCAATCGTGATAAGGCGGTTCTACCATGCATATGTAGAAAAAACTCATAAAGATAAATAAGACAAAGAAAAATCCGGCAACGTTCCATATTTTATCTTTCATTCTTCCACCTCGAATCTAGCCTTGATAACTTCCGCTATTAGTCGATACTCTTTTGCGAATTGATTATCTCCATGTGTTTCTTGTACTTTTTCAAGAAACAACTCCAAACTTCCTAAGAAACAACCGATTTTTATAGAAAATCCTGTCTTGGTTCGGAAAGCTGTTAAAGTATCATTTCTGCTTCCAACTTTTGTAAAAGAAATCGTGTGCCGGGTCTTTATAACCCAAGCGTCGCCACAGACCTCAGCGTCGCCACAGACCTCAGCGTTACCATAGACCTCAGCGTTACCATAGACCTCAGCGTTACCATAGACCTCAGCGTTACCATAGACCTCAGCGTTACCATAGACCTCAGCGTCATCATACTCGGAAAGGTTTTCCTCTTTTTCGATCCAACCCCCGACTTCTCCCTGAACGACATTTCCAAAGCTAATCTTAGCTTTTATTCTTTTTAAGGTTCTTCCGTAAAAAAGTTTTTCTTCTCCTGTAAATTCATATTTTCTATTCATTTATACCCCCTTAAATTCCCAAGTATTGTGAGAAATAACTTCTTCTTCATTCAACAGATAAACCTTATGTCTGATGTAACCACCATAGTGGTTGTTGTATTCCCATTCGGAGTACTTTACAAATACTCCGCCCATTTTTTCAATCTCCAAGTTTGACATTTTCACTTGTTTCATTTTTTCCTCCTTAAAATTTAAAACTATCTAAATTCAATTTATGTATCCACTCGGTTGCTTGGTCTAGCAATCCGTCCAGCATATCCCAAGCGTCCGATTGACAAAACTCTCTGCCTTCTTCCCTGTCCCAAACCGTTAATACCATGTTTGGGTGTCTGTCGTATTCTCCCTCGTACCTACATTCGAGGAAGAAGTCCACTTTTGATTCGTCTGCCAGCTTCTGAAATTCCCTCATTTTTTCTTTCATTTTCTGCCTCCTTATATTCCCCATTCTTCCTGAGTGGTTTCCCACTCTTTGATATATTTTTCGAAATTTTCTTCTCCGTATACCGTATCCTCTAAACTCCACTTCCCACGCACCAAGCACTCTACTCGGTACTTTTCCTCATCTCGCAGGATTCTGTATTCTGCTTGATGATTTTCTGAATTTTCTAAAGCAGTAAATGCTCGGATTGTTTTCATAGGTTCCTCCTTTATTTCCGATTAAATCGGAAATTATTTTTAAAAAATTTAGGAGTATTGTTTTAACTCCTTTACAAATATATTATATCCGATTAAATCGGAAAAGTCAAGAAAAAGTTTTATTTTTTTCGGAAATTATATTATAATCTTTATAAAACGAGAGAAAATGGAGGTTGTTTATGGAAACATTAGGTATTGTTTTGAAAAAACTTAGAGAAAGAAAAAATATAAGTATAATAGAATTGGCGGAAAAAGCAGGAGTAGGAAAAGGAACTGTAGGAGATATAGAAACAGGAAGAAGTAAGTCAACCATAAAAACATTAGAAAAATTATCAAAAGCGCTTGGATTAAAAGAAGAAGAAAGACAGGAATTATTTTCAGCTTTTATGCCAAACGATATAGGGAAGAAAATTTTAGATCCAAGATTGGCGAGTCTTAACAAGCGAGAACTGAACCAATATGAAGTTACATTATCACAAGCTTCTTCATTTTTTGGAGATGAGAAAGTATCAGAAGAAGATAAGAAAAAATTGTTGGATGCTATGACAGAAATGTTTTTCATAGGAAAAGCTAAAAACAAAGAAAAGTATGCTAAAAACAAAACAGATAAAAAGTAGGTGTTGTCATTGAATATTAAGTTAAGGGTTAAGAATTTGATTGAACGGTGCGGCACAAGAAATCTTTTTAAAATATGCAAAAAACTTAATATTGAAGTATTATTTATGGATTTAGGAAATATTAAAGGCTTTTATAATTCTGCGGTTGGGAATAAATTTATAGCTATCAACGAGAAATTGACAGAATGGGAAATTAAGATTGTGTTAGCTCACGAGTTAGGGCACGCACTTTTACATTGCGACAAAACAACACGATTTTTATTAGACCATACTAAAATAATTAGGACAGCAAGACAAGAAAAGGAAGCTAATGAGTTTGCCGCTTACTTATTAGAGGGAATTTTAGGAGAGGAGCGTATTCCGGAAGAAGAATTATTTTTGAAAAGAGAAATTTTGGAAGAAATAATGGAGTATTTGGGGTAAAAAATAGAATAAAACATTCCCAAAATATTCCCAAAATATTCCAAGAAAAAATTGGAAAATCGAAAGAAATCAATTAAAAAAAATAAAAAAAAATAAATAGTTAGGAGGGAAAAATGAAGAAATTGGTTTGTATGTTGTTTTTAATTTTGTCTTTCGTATCTTTAACAGAAACTGTAATCATCACAAAAACAGGGCATTGTTTCCATGCTTCCGAAAATTGCAGAGGACTTAATAGAGCTAAGTATCTCTATAAAGTTGATGTTACAGAAGCACAAGCAATGGGGCTAAGACCTTGTAAATTTTCTTATCCAGGTGGCTATCACAAACCAAAAGAAAAACAACAAGTTTCTATGTCCAGAAAAGAAATCGACAGGAGATTATCTTCTCTAGGGTATACAGGAAAAAACGCTGTTAGAGAGTTCCAGACAGATTATGGGTTAGTTCCGGATGGTAAAGTAGGGCGAAATACTATAAGAGTTCTAAAAGAAAACACGTACTAAAATTTATTCAAGGAGGAAAGATGAAAAAGATAATACTAGGATTTATTCTTGCTTTGTTGTTCGTATCGTGCGGAAACGATTTTAGAAATTCTTACGACAAAGAAAAATTAAAAAAGTGGTTTCCGCATGCAAAATTCGAGGGAAACCAAATGAGAATCAAAGATACTTTTGGAGAATTTAAAATTTACGTATTTCAAAATGAAGATGAAGTTTTAAAACTAAGGAAGAAGTTAGATGACGAAATGCAAATAAAAGGTATACGCAATATGGATCCGCAAAAAGATTCGGCGACATATAGCAACCTGGATTCATACACTGTTTATTTTTTAAAAATAGAAGATTATGCAACTCCAAAAGGAAAAATAGCTGTTATGGTAGCGGAAACGAACGCCGAAATAAATAGTTACACCTTTTTAGAATTCAAACAGTACTTGCCGAAAATAAAATTATATTTGCAAGATTCTAAGAAAAAATGATAAACCTAAGCCGCTTAAAAAAGTGGCTTTTATTTTTTTTATTGACATTTCCGAAAAAAACGGATAAGATAATACTGAGGTGAGAGGAAATGAGGAGTAAAAACTTTTGCAAAAAACTATATTCAGAAATTGATTTATTTCTAAGGGAAAAGAAATTAAATAGATATGAAGTTGCAGAAAAAATGGGTGTTTCAAAACAAAATGTTTCTGATAATTTATTAAAATTAAAAGATGGAAAGCCTGTTAATTTAGGCTGGATATTAAAATTGGAAGAAACTTTGGATACTATTTTTTTGTTTTTAAAATCCGAAAAAAACGGAAATTGTAAATAATAAGGAGCGTGAATAGATGAAATTTAATATAAAGGACCCTAAACTAACGCCGATTTTATTAGCGTTAGCAGTTCTAATGAATAGTGTTGTGATTTTAATCAATGTTTTAAAGAAATAAAATAGAGACAATGGCAATAGAAACACAACCCCTAGAGAAAGGAGGGAGCATGGAAATAAGTGTTATGTTTGGAGCTATAGCAGGTGCGGTAGTTTTAATTGCTCACACTTTCAAAGATGAGAGCAAAATCAAATATTACGTATTGCTGGTTCTGGCATTTTTAATTTGCTGCATAAATGTCTATATTCAATTAAAATTCCGTTGCATATAGCGATTGCATTTTTCCGAAGTGTTTTTAGCTCTTTTTCGACATCGTGGTTAGCTTTGATAGCAGCCTCTACAATTGTATAGTTTGTGTGAAATGCTGCAATTCTTTCTTGAGAAGCTTTTTCGAAGTAAGAAATATTTTCTACTAAAAATTTGCTTAGTTGTGAGAAATTTTTTAGGAATTCATAGTCAGACATTATTTCGTTTTCGTTCGCCATAATAGTGACCAACCCGAAAGAAAAAGAAATATAGAACTTAGAATATGCTTTTTCTACTCTTTCACGAAGGACACTACGCTGATATTTCTTTTCTTCATATCTCAATGTCAAGTAGTGGACCACGATAGCTAAGAAGAAAGGTAACACAATTTTAAGAATTTCTAATCCTATTTGAGAACCGGTTGTTGTTTGTTCCATAAAAAATACCTCCAAAAATTTATTTTTATTATAACTTTTTAGGGAAAGAAAATCAATTGAGTTAGGCTTCTCATAAAAAAAGCCGTCAGCGGCTCTCTCTTAACAATTGTAAGCTAAGAGCAAGCAATTGGACAAAGATAGCTAGAGAGAAATGTTGGTTCAAGTGTTGTACGTACAACAGGGCAAGCAGAGTTTCAGAATTATGGTAGTATTCACGCCGAGCATTCTCTCGTTTTGCCCCTTGAATTAGAGGGCTCTACTCCTTAATAAAATTATATAAAGCCATACTTATCTGATATTTTTTCTGAAATCAAGAGCCCTCGAATTGAAGTTTTGAACTGTCTGTAATCTGTCGACAGTAAAACGATATTGCCGACGTTGGCAAAATGGTTGGAAACCATTAGTTGCTTACCACTCAGCTGTCAACTATTAGTTGATAGCTCAGAATTTGTTGTTTGAATTAGCAGTTCTCCCTCGTAGCCTTAGCCAGCTCTGAGGGTTGGAATTGCTAATTGAAACAATAAATTAGAGAGAGTCGGGCTAAGGCTCTCCGGATATCAAAGGAGGTAAAAAATGGAAAGTATAAAGCAATTGTTAAAGTCGAATAGTTTTTTTGTATTAAATAAGCAATTAGTAAAAGTTTTGGGGATAGAAACCGCATTCTTATTATCTGTATTATCAGAAGCAGAAGAACAGCTGGCAGATGATGAGGGATGGTTTTATCAAACTTCTAGCACAATAGAAGAAATTACAGGTCTAAGTAATCACAAACAAACGGTGAGTATAGAAAAATTGATTAAACTCGAAATATTGGAACAAAAGAATATGGGTGTTCCTTGTAAAAGATATTTTAAAATTAGTTTTGAAAAAATTGAAAATCTAGTTTTTAAAAATTTTGAAAACTGTACTTCAAAAAATTTAAAAACTAGTCTTCAAAAAATTTCAAACAATAAAGAACATAATATAAAGAACTTAGATAAAGAACATATAAAAGAAAAAATAAATAAAAAAGAAATTTTGATAGAACACATACAAGAGCTAGACATGGAGCAGGAGAGAAAAGAAGTTTTTATAGAGTGGATAGAGTATAAGCAAGAGATAAAGAACCAGTACAGCTCTAAGAAGTCTATAGATATTTTAATAAAGCAATGGAAAAACTACGATATTTCGACACTTAAAGCAGCGTTAGAGAAATCTATAGCAAACGGATATAAAGGGCTGTTTATTCCAAAAGAGCCTACCAGACTTAAAAGCTATAACCCTGATAGCATTGATAATATGGAGGTTTTTAGATGACGAACGCCGAAAAAACCCTTATTACCAAACTTTTGATATATTCCGAAGAATTGGATTATGTCGAAAAAGAAAAAATATTATCTATTCCTCTCAAGATGTGGAACAAAGAAGCTTATGACATCATGAGAGAGTATAAGAAAAATAGCCTAGAAGGGAGAAGCTATTTAGAAATTTTAGAAAAACCGCAATTTCAAAAAATGTTGCAAGATATTATGAAAATTGAGGGTTATAGTACATTGGAAAAAACAGAAAAGCTTATAAAGACGCTAAAAGAAACTTATTATCAAAGAAGATTACTAGAAATAGCTAAGCAAGAGGGCGGAGCTATGGAAAAAATCAGCAAGCTATATCAAGAAATGCTATGCGAAACAGAGGAAAGGCAGAAAGAAAACAGCATGGAAGATATAGAGGATTTGCTGTTTGATGGCTTAGAAAGTGCAAGCCGTATCAGTACTGGTGATTTATACTTTGATAAGTTCGTCCGATTCGCAAAAAAAGATTTAAACATCATTGGAGCAAGACCGGGAGTTGGAAAAAGTGCATTTTCACTTTATCTAGCACTAGGTATGGCAAAGCGTGGGAAAGGATTGTTTTTTAATCTCGAAATGACAAATACGCAATTAGCCCAGAGGATTTGCTCTATGAAAACAAGAATAAACTTGGAAAATGTGAGTGATAAAGAAAAATTTTATCAGCTTAGCAAAAAAGACAGGGAAGACTTAAAAAAAGCTGTACAGGAGCTTAAAGAAATGAACTTGAAGCTACTTGACGGAAATTATAGTATTTCTGAAATCCGGGAACGAATAAGAATGGAAAAAGAACTATATGGCTTAGATTTTGTATTCGTTGACTACTTACAACTCGTAAAGAGTTTTGAAAAAACAGAATACGAGAGAGTGACGGAAGTTTCTAGGAGTTTGAAGCTTATCGCAAAAGAGTTTGATATTGTCGTAATTGCTCTATCACAAATGAATCGGCAAGCGGACACGGAAAAAGCAAAAAGTCAGAAAGATATTTTTTTAAGTGATTTAAGAGGATCCGGGCAGATAGAACAAGACGGATCTGTCATCATTGGGCTATTATCCAATCCGGTTGAGCCAAACAAGGATTTATTTAAAGTTAAAATTTTAAAAAATCGGCAAGGAGCAAGAGGAATTTTGGAATATCACTATTATAAATCCAATCAGACGTTTTATAAAAAATAGGGGGGAGTTATGAAAACAGAAGAACAGATTAGAGAACAACTAAACCTCGCAAGAAATATTGTTTTGCAAGAATTGGAAAATGGAAATTCCTATCCTGCGGAATTAGTTGGAATCGCAAAAGGCATAGGAAGATTTGCAAGTTGGGTATTGAAAGACGGGGAAGATGTGAATTTATTGGAACAAGCGATAGAAGAATATAAGGAGGCTTAAAAAGACAAGAGGGAAAATTATGAAAATTAACAAATATCCAGATGAATATATAGAAACTTTAGTAAATCGACTCATAACTAAAGAAATTACGGAGCAGGAATACAACTTGCTAAGAGGAACAGGAATAAGAAGTCACGAACATGTATTAAAAAAATTTAAATTTGAAAGGAGAAAAATAAATGAAAAAAGTGTTGAAAACTAAGAACGGAAAAAGTGTGAAGAAAGATGATATTCAATCCGCGTTCAGCGTTGTAAAAACGATTTTACTTGACAAGGGATATCATGTCAATATCGCATTGACAAACATCAACAAAAAAGAAGAAGCAGAAAAGAAAGTCATGGATTTGCTTGATGAATACGCAGACAACAAATATCGCAAACTCCAACCAGAAGAACACGCTTGCAGCTGCAAAGAAAAAGATAAATATATTGAGAAATTAGAAAAAATGAGCGAGGACTTGCTTGAAGAAAATGTAGAACTTTACATTCGGGCAGGAAAAAGATATTGGAAAGAAGCTTGTCTTTGGCTTGCGGCTATATCCGGTTGGTCTGCATTTATTATAGCCTTAATTGTGGGGTAGGCTATGAAAAAGATATTCAAAATCCCAATCGAAATCAATGGAAAAATGGGATTGAATAAAATATATGCCGGCGTTCATTGGGCGATCAGGAGCAAGGACAAAGAAAAAATGAGGTTGCTGGTAAGAAGTGTTGTAGGATTAAATCACAAACAATACGAAAAACCAATTCATTTAAAAATGTCTTTTAAGTCCCGGTTGGACGTCAGTAATCATGCGTATTTATTTAAGCTGATTGAAGATAGTTTGGTAAAATGCGGAATTTTAAAAGATGATACAGATAAATATGTTGGAAAAATCACGTTAGAGAAACAGAAAGAGTTCGACGGCGTGATTGTGGAAATGGAGGAGATAGAGGAATGTTAATAATTTTCGTTTATATGATAATGTTGGCTTGTTGTTGTGCTTTATTCATATACTTGTCTTTTATTTTTAACAGTATCGAAACTTTATAAAATTTTCATTCTGGCTTTGTGAGGGGCTGAAATTAGCGTTTGAAACAGCTTAGGTATATAATTAGTCATCAAAGAAAATTTAGGGGGCTCAAATGGCTTATGTGAGCATAGAAGAAATTCCAAACTTAATAAAAAAGCTTGGGAGCGGGAGGTATGAGATTACGGTAAAAATAGATAAGAAAGGTTCCCGGATTATTCATTTTTCTAAGAATGAAAAATTTGAATGGGAAGAATTGAAAAAAATTTTGGAAAGCACTTGATTTTTTATAAGAAAAAGGGTATACTTAAAATAAGTTAATGTGAACGCATTTTTTTAGAGTATTACTAGAGTAGAATTTAAAATTATAGTTTTTAAAACCTTTAGTTTGAGTATTACTATAGTAGAATTTAAAACTAGATTTTTAAAAAAGAAACTTCGAGTATTTCTATAGTAGAATGTAGATTAAAAAAAACAAAAACAAAACATTAGAGGGTATAACCCTCTTTTGTTTTAAAAAGGAGAAAAAATGATAAGAAAAAAAGAAAATAAAATCTTCATTTCTGCTTCTGATTGGATACATTCTGCGTCTATTGTAGGTTTAATACAATACTTGAAATTTCATAATAAGAATTTCGAAATAAAAGAAATGGAAATTGCAGGAATTTTTGATGAATTTCTTATTTTTGACAGGCAAGCTATCACGGAAAAAGAATATTTGCAATTTGTGGAAGCATTTTATCAGATAAAAGATACTGAAAAATATGACTCTGTCAAAGATTTTTTTTTAAAAAAAGAGCATTTATACAGTAATTACTGTAATAAGAAATATTTTTTAAAAGAAGAAGAAAACGCACCTTGTCGCGTAAAAGGCTATTATTTTGACGCTATGAGAAAGGATAAAAGCACGAATTGGGGCTTTGAAAAAGGCGTGGATTATCAAGATAATAGAATGTTTGATTTTTTACCTTTTGCATTTTTAGGCAATAACCATGAAACTCTTTTTCTGAATAATAATTTTCATTTGAAAACATTAGAAAAAATGTATCTCGATTTTAAAAATGAACCGGGAGGCACCGCTTTTGAAAAAATCATAAATTTAATACAGCACAATAAATTAAATCATTCAGTTGAATTGATTTATAAAGATAAGAAAAATAAGTACTTTGAATCTTATTTTTTACATGATAGTATGATAAAGATTTTTAGAATTGTTGAGCTAGAAAAAGTCAATCATATTTTGAGAATGTCAGAAACGGAATATGTGAATGCGTTAAAACAAATATTTTTCAATGTGCTACGTCAAGAAAATTTAAATGAATTGCTTGATAGATTGATTGCTTTATACAGTAAATATCCAAATGCGATTCTGCATGACGCAATTGATGAAATGATAAAGTTGAATATAGAAATAAAAAAAGAGGTTTAAAAACCTCTTTCTTCATATTCTTTAGATCTATCTTCTCTTGTAAATACTGACATATTATCTCTCTCCTCTCTCTTGTAAAGATTTTAAATCAATATCTTTATAAGTATAGTCGTAAGCATAGTAATAATAATCATAGTAATCGAAATATTGAGTTGATACGTTTCGTTCGTTAAAGAACGAAACAATACAATGTTCTTCATCGACTTCTACGTCGTTATCTGTTATCAGCACAACGTTGGAAGTGTTTTTGAATATGTACACTTTTAAATTTAATTCTTTTTTTTCTAATAATTCATATAGTTCTCTATAATGTTCATATGTCAATGCAAAATCACTTCTTAAATTGTGGCGGTCAATCGTCATAAAATTTCCCCAAGCTTTTGCTCTGCTGTCTCGAATGACAGCACATCTGAAATAATAATCATAGTTTTCTAAAACTATGTTATTTTTTTTCAGCTGTGTTTTTATTTTATTGTTGATAAGTTCTGCTAAGTCAAAGAAATATTTTCTATTTAACTTATCTAATATTTTTTCGAATTTAAAATCTTTTTTCAAAATGTTCAAAGATTTTGAAATTTCTTCATCATAAAAAGTTTCTGATAAAATGCTGTCAATATTCTTTTTTATGATCTCTTTTTTTTCTTCGTTTTTTACAGCTGAATGTAATTCGTCTTGCGTTGTGTTTATAATTTTGCAAGCAACATATTCAGCTATTATATCTTCGTCGTCTCGAGATTCGCGATCAATATGAAAATACACCGCGTCTGGAGCGTATTTCATCGCTTCTAAAATGAAATTTTTATCAAACCTAATTTCTATTCCTGCGAAATAGAAAGCTTCTTCCGGCTCGTCTGAGCACAAGCCGGCGATAACGACTTCTTTATCGTTTTGAAGTCGTTCACTAACGTAAAGTATATTCGAACCTTTTAACTTTACAGCTTCCAAAGCGATTTCTTTATCATCTCTTAAATCGTCGCAAGCATAATGTAAAGCAATCGAATCATCTTTCATAGCGACTAACAATTCTTGCTTGTTAAAATATTTTATTCCTTCATTCATATTTATTCCTCCTAATTTTTCTTGAATTTTGATAAAATTAGTTGTATAATATACACAACTAAACTCACGTGTAGTGAGATTTAAATAAAACTTTTTTGTTTTGAGAGGGCTAGTGAGAGCCCTCTTTTTTTCTTATTTTTTTATTGTTTCTAAAATTTCTTCGAGGTTCTCATATTTTTCTGTGTCCTCGACAGCTTTTAGAATGTCTTTATCTTTGTATTTTTTTAGTAAAATACTCTCGATATTTTTTTTGATGATTTCTCTTTTTTTCTCTATATCTTTTATATCGCATTTCAATTTGTATTGCATTGTTCGCAATAAACCGTTGGAAATGTTTTCTAAGACTACATCTGTATCTTTTTGTAGTCTTTCAGAGGCAAGCAGCAAAGAGATATCATATTTACCCTTCATCGCTTGTAAGACGAATTCTTTGTCGTCTTTTAATTCTTCAGAAACATATTTTAAGCACCAGTTATTATACTTTAAAATTTCCTCCATGAATTGCTTGTCATTTTTCAATTCGTCAGAGGCGAATTTTAAAGCAGCATGTGTTTGCTTTGCAGCTTCTCTCACAATATCTTTATTGTTTTGAAACTTTTTAGCAAACTCTAACCCGAAACCGTTTGTTTTCATTGCCACTAAAACGACATCTTCGTCGTTTCTTAATCTTTCAGCTGCGAACTCCAATGCGGAACCGTCGTTTGAAATTGCCACTAAAACGACATCTTTGTCGTCTTTTAATTCTTCTGCTGCATATCTTAAAATTCTCCCCTGCTGACGTACAGCAGAAATGACAAGTTCTTTGTCTTTCTTCAATTCATCTGAGGCAAGCTCCAAAGCTCCGCCATTTTTTTTAGCTGCTTCAATCATGAATTCTCTATCAGCTAATAATTCTTTTGGAGCTTTCATGAATGCCCAATCATTTTTTTTGATTTCTTCTAATAATTTTTTCTTTTCTAAAAACAAAATTTCATTCATCTTTTTCTCCTTATTCTGCTGGATTGTAAAGTTCAGCAGCGTTATCAATTATAATTTCGTTTTCTTCTTCCCCGAATGCCATTTTTCCGAAAACGGAAAATCCCTTGTATTTCCCAGCGATTATATCAACGATACAATCGCCGTTTTTTCCTACATTGTCTTTATCTACATATACATCTGTAGATAAGTTTACCGATTCTTTTACGTCTTCCCATTTTTTCATTTCCATTTCCTCTCTTTCTTTTTTTATTAAATTTTGGAGTTCTTCCAATTCCTCTAAGTTCGCGAACTCCTTAACGAACTTTTTCGCTTGGGATTTGGCAACTGTTTTTTTTCTTGCCTCTTTCCCTTTTTCTGTCGCAAGATATCGCTTCGTTGCAGCGTCTTGCTGTTTTTGCGTGGCATATCCACGCCGTTTTTTTTCTCCCATTTTTTCTCCTCACTCTCCAAGTGGCTCGATTTACAGCCACCCCCCTAGCTTAAGCACCTCTTTAATAGAAAGTGCTTTTTTTCTTAGAATTAACATTTCGACAGTCCAAGTGATTTTGTAAATAAAATCACTTGCTTTTTCTTTTAACATTGATACCACTTCCTTTTTTTGCTTTTTTGAAAGATTTGTGGTATAATATCATTGGCGGATGGTATTATACCACACCCCTCCGAAGAGGGGGTTGATACTATGAATTTCTTTTCGTTAGAGTAATCGTCAGTCGCCAGCTACCGATTACCAAAATTACTTGGATTTTCATATATATCACCTCCTTTTCTGTGAGGCTTGTGTAAGGTCTTTCGTCCTTCACACTAACAATATATCATATGTGTTACACAATGTCAATAACTTTTTTTAAATATTTTTGTAGAACTGTAAAAAGTCCAATAATACCAATGGAAAAAGTTAGAAAAAATTTTTCGAAAATTAAATACTAAGATATATTTTACAGTCTAAATAAAGTAGACGGGATATATAAGATTACATGTAAAGAAGCATGTATTTTTATGTATCTCGTCTTTTTTGTTTAATCAAACGAAAACAAAGGAGGTGTCTGTATGTGAGCGTAAGAGAAGAAGTATACAAGCTATTAGCATTGAAGAAAAACACGAGAGAAATAGCTAAAACATTAAACATCTCTATAAGATGTGCACAGAAACACAAGCGAACATATGATGACACGCTAGCGAACGGCGAACAAAAAACGAACGATAGAGGCGAACAAAAAAGAAGAAAAGAGATTGCGAGAGCTCACATAGAGACGGGTTCGAGTATTAGAGAAGCAAGTGAAGCAAGCGGGATATCTATTAGTACAGCGTTAAAAGCAAGCAGTAAAGAGCGTTTACAGGAAAAGCAAGCTGACTTTCTAAGACGCTTGAGAGATGAGCATAAAGCACGAATTGAAGCGAACAAATGCGATAGATTGCGAGCTAATGAGATAGCGAAAAAAAAGATAATAGCAACAATAGAAGACGCTGAGTATATAAGCAAGACGTTGCAAGAAACGTTGATTCTGAACGAAAAAGCAGAACAAGAAATTTTAGAGAGCGATAGACTGATACAGTTAGAAAAGCTTGAATTCGAGCGAGAAAAGGCACTATCTGATATAGAAAAAACAAATGAAAAGCTAGATGATGTGTTAAGCAAACTTGAAGAAAGTTTGTAAAGTGATAGTGAACAAAGTGCTAAAAAACACGATGAAATACTTTTGCTTGTAAAGAGAGAGTGGACATATGAGTTTACAAAACATATACACGAATAAACAAATAGAAGCACTCAAATGCTTCAAGAAATCGTTCTTTCTAATGATTTTACATGGAGCTAAAAGAAGCGGGAAGACTATTGTGAACAATGATTTATTTCTTTTAGAGCTTAAGAGAGTTAGAAAGCTTGCTAACAGCTTAAAGATAAAAGAAGCTAAATATATCCTTGCAGGGTATAGCTTAGGTAATCTGGAACGGAACGTTCTGTCAGAATTAAGAAATAAATATGGACTTAAATTTGAGCTTAATAAGCACAATGAATTTGAGGTATTAGGCGTAAAAGTGTGTTGTTTCGGTCATGGAAAAATAAATGACATGGACAGGATACGAGGTATGACCGCTTTTGGTGCATACATAAACGAGGGAACAACAGGAGCAGAAAAGGTTGTTAGAGAGATACTCAATCGTTGTAGTATTGAGGGTTCTAGGGTATTGATGGATACCAACCCTGACAATCCTGAACATTATATCAAAAAAGACTATATAGACAAGGCTGACAATGAGCGTATTATCGAGCTTTCATTTGCTTTATACGACAATAGTTTTTTGTCAGAAACGTACATTAAGAACATTGAAGCAGTAACCCCGAGCGGTGTATTTTTTCAGCGTGACATACTCGGAAAATGGACAACGGCAGAGGGGGCAGTATATCAAGACTTTGACAAAGACAAGCACGTAATAAGCGACATTTCTAGCTATAAATTTATTGATTATATAGCTGGGATTGACTGGGGATACGAGCATTTCGGAGCTTTTTGTGTGCTTGGGATAACAGAAACAGGAGAGTTTATATTGCTTGAAGCGGACAGAAAGCAGCATAAAGAAATTGATTATTGGGTATCTAAGTTACATCAAATAAAGCGAAAATATGGGAATGTAGACATCTATGCAGACAGTGCAAGACCTGAACACGTGGCACGTTGCAGACGTGAAAAATTACGTGTACACAACGCAGATAAGGCGATATTGGCAGGGGTTGAGAGAGTTGCAAGCTTGCTGAAAAGAGATAAGCTATTGATTTACGATAGTAAAGATTTTCTTGAAGAAGTCTATAGCTATGTTTGGGACAAGAAAAGCGGCTTACCGTGCAAGGTTTCGGACGATTTGATGGACGCTATACGATATGCAATTTACAACTACAGAGAAAAAAAAGAATTCAAAATAATCACAAGCTAGGAGGTGGAAAATGGAGCCAATCAAGGTTGGAAAAGGGCAATTAATGGAGAGTTTGACGAAATTGTTGTTTGAGGAAATATCAGCAACAGAGGAGTTGCTCAATAATGAAAAAGTGGATGAAATGCTACATGATGAAGACATCTCGATATTGACAAACAAAATCACAAGAACAGTCGCAGCGAGAGAGCTAAGAGTTTGCACAGATAAGCGAGAGTTGGAAGATAAAGCAGAAGAAATACAAGATAGATTCAATGTTTCTAAGTTTAATCGTATTTTTAAGCATATCTTAAACGCTAGATACTACGGTTTTTCGTTGTTCGAGAAAGTCTATGACGAAAACTATAACCTTCAATCGCTTGTGTCAGTGCCCCAAAAATACGTAGCTTTTGACACAAAAAAAGGCTGGTATATTACAGCTGGAAGCAAGGAGACGTACATAGACAAAGAAAAATATTTCTTATGTATTCACGAGCGTGACGTTGCGAACAAAAAAGGAAAAAGCGTGTTAAAAAGCTGCTTACAAGCATATGAAGATAAAAAAATGTTTGGAAATCAGCTGAGGGGACTAGCGAAAAAGTATGGAGAAACTATCATTTTCTTTGCATACGATGACAGTGAGCAAGAGGACGACGTAAAGAAAAAGGCGGAAGAAGTGAAGAAAATGCAAGGCGGAGGGACAGTGATTGGGGTTCCGACAAGCTTGGGCATGAAGCTATCAGATAGCCTGTATTTGCTTGATTTGAAAGACATAGACCCTAGCATTTATATAAAGTTACATGATTGGAAAAAAGAGAAGCTGACTCAAAATTTGTTAGGTGGAACGCTAACAATCGACAACGGGCAAGGGCGTGGATCTTATGGGCTTGGAGAAATACATCAACAATCGTTCGATGAAGTTGTGAATGATTGTTGTCAGTTCATCACAGATAATATGCAACAACTCTTATATTTCGATAGCTTGTATTTTGGCTATGACTATCGAGAGTTTTACTTCAAGTTGGAGAAAATCAAGGATAGAGATGAAGAGTTGGCATTTGACGAAAAGCAAGAAGATTTGAAGGCTAAAAGAATTGATAATTTCTTGAAAATGCGAGAAGCAGGAATTACAGAAGAGGACCTGAACGGTGATGAAGCATGACGGGATTCAAGTTGACAACTAAAATCAATGTAAGTACTCGTAAAATCGCTACTAGAGAGTTAATGGACAAAATATCACAAGATATGCGAAAAACAGTGCGTGATAGGTTCAGAACCTCGACAGGTCCGAATGGCGAGCAATGGGCAACAGTAGGATACAGGAGCGGAAGACCGCTCGTCATCACAGGAAGTTTGAGAGATAGCTTGAGACGTTCTTATGACAAAAATAAGGCGGTTCTTGGAACTAGTGACATAAGAGCTAGGCTACATCAATATGGCGGGCTTATTCAAGCCAAAAACAAGCCATACTTGACGTTTAAAATTGGAGATAGTTGGGTTAAAAAGAAATCTGTATACATTCGAGCTAGACCATACATCGGTTTCAATCAAGCGATGATTGAGAGATACAGAGAAATGGCGGCTAAGCACGTGCAAGAGCAATTAAAAAAGAGATTAGGAGGTAAAGAGTGAAAAAGAGAGTGAAAGTCTTTCAAGCTGGGAATTATCCGCAAGGGAACTACAGCAAAGAAAAAGTGAATGAAATCTTTGGAACGGCTGGAAGAGTAGACGGAATCTATGCTCATACAAGTAAATGGGCAGAAAAAGGGGAAGAACCTTTGAAAGTCGCGGAATTCAGCGATTTCAAAGTGACGAACGGAGTAGTGACTGCATTAGTAGAGTTTAACGAAAAAGGGCAAGGATACTTCAATGATAGCGTAATTAAAGGGGTTTCTGTTGAAATTCGGGATAATAAGTTGTCTAAGGTTGCATTATTGCCAATTGGCGTAAAACCACAGGTTGCAGGAGCAGAGTTCGCAGAAGAAGAATATGCAGAAATTGAATTTGAAGTGATTGAAGAATTTGAAGAAACAAAGATTGATGTTAATTCTGTCAAAGACATGAATTTAGATGACAAAGTAGCGATTATCACAGCTATCTTTGGAAGTCTGACAAACGATGAAAAAGAGGGAATTAGACAGCTATACTGGGCTGATTTTGAGAAAAAAGAACCGGAACAACCTCAAAAGATTAAGACAGAAGCAGAAATCAGAGCTGAAATCACGGCAGAATTCGAGAGAAAGGAAAAAGGAAATGCTTTGAAACAAGCTATGAAGAAAAAAGTAGTTCCTTGTCTGCAATCAATCGTGGAATTCGCTATTGATGAAGCTTTGATGAAATCAGGTACGGTTGAATTTGAAGTGGGCGGAAAGAAAGAAAATGTTTCTTATTTCGAGAAAATCGAAAAAGAAATTGAAGCTTTGCCGGACGCAGCTAATTTTCAGAGCGAAGTGGAAAGAATGGAATTTGGAGAATTTGAAGAGGGAGCAGGAGATGACCCAATGACAAAGGCTCACGATGAAGTAAAGAAAATGCTAGGAGGTAAATAATGACAGGTTTAATGTGTTTTATCGCAGGTTCGGTAATGACGATAATCGGGCTTTATTTTTACGAAAAATTCAACAAAGGAGGTAAGGAATAATGGCAGAATTTAAAAGAGAAAAATTTGACAGAAAAAATATTACAAAAGACGTAGTATCTATTCCCGGATTGGTAGATAAAGCGTGCAAAAAATTAGAGATTGGAAACGTCTTAGTTTACGATGACGGAGAAGATAAGAAATGGAAAAAGTACGCAAAAGAAACTCATGCAACCGGATTATTTTTGTTCGGAATTGTAAAAAATGACGTGGATGTGACATCGGCGGATACTTCTATTTCTATTCTTGTGCAAGGAGAGATACCGAAAACGTATGTGAAAGAAGTTTCAGACGATGAAAAATTATGGGCTTTATTAGCAAAACAAGGAATTTACGTATTATAAGGAGGTAAAAATGGCATTAACACAAGTACAACAAGAACTAATCGGAGCAATTTCCGCAATTGAAGCGAGACCAACTCCGTTTTGGAATTTATTTAAGAAAAACAGAGTACCATACATGGCATTATCTACAACTATCAGAGTAGATGAAGTCATGGATCATTTGGTAAAGGCGAAATTAGTGCCAAGAGGAACTGTATTACAGCCAATCGAGGTTGGAGGATTTAGTACAGTTACAATCAAGCCGGATTTGCTAACTGCTTCCATTGGGTTTGGCGCAGAAGATACAATTTTGCAACAACCGGGGGAATTAGCAATCGTAAACGGACAAAAAATGAAAGCTTCTACGTATGATAGAGTTTTGAAATTAACTACAATCAAGAACGCAATTGAAGGCTCTAAGGAAGACATGGCGGCAAGTGTATTCTTGACTGGGAAAACAAAAGACGCAAGCGGAGCGGAAGTCAATCTGGGGCTAGAAGAACCAAAAGAAGCAACTAAAGAAAAAACACAAAGTTGGCTAGCGTTTTTTAGAAAAACAGTGTCTGAATACAGAAAAAAACACAAAACGCTTCCGGATAGAATTTTCATAGGAACAGATATCGCAGATGGTTTGGCGGCGTATATTGAAAGTTCAAATAATCCTTTGCTTGGCGCACAAGTAAAATTGGAAGACGGACAAATAAAATACGAACTGAAAAACTTCCCAATCATAATCGAAACATATCCCGACTCAGACACCGAGACAGAAACAAACAAGAGTATGACTTTGTTCAAAGAACTTTGTTTATTCCCTGTATACGCCGGGTTGTCTTATGTGGGAACAACCGGAAAACCTGAAATGATTCGTTCCGATGTTGTCGTGATAGAAACGAAAGCAAACGAAGAAACAGGACAACAAAAACTAGGAGCGACTTCCGCACCATTCCCGCTAATCGTAAGACCTGACCTATTTGAAAGATACACCGTAACTATCAAATAGAGGTGGGCTATGGAAATCACGAAGTATTCAAAGAGAATTCAAAGTTTCTTGAAGCAAGAATACGGTAGTGAAGAAGAAGCGAAAAAAGCTTTAAACCTCTTTAAAAAAGAGGGGGAGAGTATTGCTGTAACATTGGGACTTGAGGTATCACCTGAACACGATACTCTCTTAGAGCTTTATGCGGAACACCGTATATATTCAGCTATGGGGAATGAAAAGCTTGCAGCGTTGAAATTAGAAGTTTTCAACAAACTATTGAAAAGTTTTGCATCTGTAGCCGAGAACAAAAAGAAACTGGAAGAAATTAAGAAATCACAGAAGAAAGGAATGATGATTTTTAATGAATAATATAGAAGTTTTGAAAAAGGTTCAAGAAGTCTTGCAACGAAAGTTTGAAGAAGTGTCTATAAAATTCTTAGAAGATTCTATCTTTGATGATGTAATTTTGAATGAAATTGGAATTGAACCCGCTGGGGAAAATTATAAAAGCGTTGGACTTGGAGGGTTTACTGAACACGAGACAGAAAACATATCTTTTTCAATCAATCTTGTCAGAAAGCAAGAATTTAAGGGAGATACTTTATCGTTAGAACAGTTCTTAGAAGACAAAGATAACATTATTGAGCTATTGTATTCAGAAGATTTATTAGGGATTGACGGGATATTTCGAAGTTTCGAGATAGAAACCGAGCCTTTACGATTTTCTCATGAAGAAGTAGCTTGGGACGTCTGGATTTATAAGATAAAAGTACTCGGAAAAGTACGATAGGAGGGAATATGAATTTAAAAATTGGGGTTGCAGCTCAAGAAAGCAAGGGTAAAGCTGCAACGGAGTTTACTCAATTAAGAGTGATAGAATCAGACCTAAAGCCGCTTTATAACAAAGTAGAATCTGATGATTTCAACGGAAGCCCATACAGTTCGGATTCGTTTGTTGCGACAGAAGCTGCGAGCGGAAGTATTACATGTCATCTGACTCTAAAAACATTAGAGTTGTTGGCAGAGGGATTTGGATATAAATTTTCCGAAGACACAGGTGAAATTACAGAAACAGAATCGAAAGTAACGGTAGAAAAAGTTGCAAAAGCAATAGAAAGCGGAAAAATAGAAAAATTCTTTACAATTATAGAACAAAACTTAGAAGACCAAGAAGAAAGAACATTGGTAGATTGCCAGTTTGGAAACGTAAGTCTTGAAGTTGCACAAGGGGCTTATGTGGTCATGACGTTAGAAGTTGTTGGGTTTGAATACAAATACGAACAAAAAAACTCATCTAATATCAAAGCTTTAGAAGATTATGACAATAGATTAACTTGTATTGACGCTACATTCCATATGGACAAAGATTTATCAGCAAACACACAATCTGTCAATATCTCTATTAACCAAAATTTAGAAATTAAATACGGACTTGGAAGCAGAAAAGGAACAGAAGTTCGTAGGAATGGAAAGATAGAAGCCAAATGTTCGTTGACATTCAATGCTTATGATAAGACTTTATACAAAATAGCTTATGACAATTTATTGAGTGGAAAGACAGCAGAAGCGGCAATAAAAATGGTTACAAAAGATAAGAAATACGTTGGGGTATATTTACATAGATTAGGAACTTCCAATGTAGAAATGACAGACAAGAAAGGGACAGGAGGATTATCCCAAGAATTGGATATTCAATATGACCAAACTAAGAAAACGCCAATTACATTTGCGATTGGGAAAAAAACTGAGGAAAGTTCAGGACCGGGAATAGGCGGTTAAAAATAGGAGGAATAAAAAATGAAAACAATTAAAATCGGAACGGAAGAAAATTATGTGGAAATTAAAGAAATGATGTCTTTCTGGGAAAAGAGAGAATATCAATACGGCTTTGGTGGAATTTACGCGATGAATAAAGACGCTTCCCGGATTGAAGTAAACACAAGAAAACCTTTTGAAGAAACAGAAGAATATTTCTTGTTAAAAAGTCAAGTTATGACAATCGCAGAAAATGGGGATATCATCTATGACAATGCGGACGCAAAACAAAGAAAAGAGTTTTCTAAAGTTTTGAAAAATGCATATGGAGAAACTTCCAAGAATTTAGAAGAAGCGTTAGGTAAAATCAAAGAAGTCAATGAATTAGTGAAGAAAGAAGAAAAAGAGGAGAAAGAGGAAGAAAAAAACGACTAAAATTTCTATCAATGGCAGCCGATATGTTCTTGAATGGCAGAGAAATTTCAGAAGATTATCCGGGATATGAAAAAATAGTGAAGCAATATTTGAAAATACACAGGTATAAGCGATACTTTGTAAAAAAATATGTTGCCAATGGTTTTTCTTCTCAAAGATACTATGAATTGAAGTTTCTACCGTTTGGAGAAGCTCTCGGATATGACAACCACCCCTGGAAAGTTATTCGAGATATAGAGGAGATATTAAGCGCATTGAATGAAATAGCGAGTCAACAAAATTAAAAAGGGAAGTCTAGTCAAGATTTCCCTTTCATTGCAAAAGGAGGTGGAAAAATGTCACATACAGTAGAGATGAGTTTGTCGTTTCAGGATAACTCCAAAGAAGCTTTGGAAAGCTTAGCAAAAGCTATGGGGAAGACTACAAAGCAAATGGAAGAAGAATTGAAAAAGGTTGCGAAAGCCTTTCAAGAATTTGAAGAAATGGCAAAGAGGACAAACCTATTTGAAAAAATACAAAAAGACGCCGAAAAGCATTTGAAACAAGTAGAGAACAGATTCAAAAGTATGCAAGAAAAAGCGAAGCAGTCTTTTGGAATAATAGAAAAAATAGCAAGAAGAACATTCTTAGCGATGGCGACATTTACAGGATTTGCAGTCAGGGGTTTTGCAGATTATGAATATTCAATCAAGAAAATCCAAACAATTTCAAAGGATAGTTACGAAACGATAAGCACAAATATTAGAAAAATGGCATACGAAACAGGAACTTCTTCCAAAGAGTTAGCTTCCTCACTGTATGACATCGTGCAAGTTATTCAAGATTCACCTGATAAATACAAGATGTTGGATACAGTCAATAAATTATCTATTGCAGGATTTACAGATACCACACAAGCAGCGGAGTTATTAAACTCTATCATGTTGACTTATGGAATGACAGTGAATGACCTTGTAAAAGTATCTAATAAATTGATAGTAACACAAAATCTAGGAAACACAACGATTGGGAAAATGGCTCACAATCTAGGAACTTTAATTCCGCAAGCCAAAATGGCAAACGTTTCTTTGGACGAAGTGTTGGCAACGGTAGCGACCTTGACACTTGGAGGAATTCGTACCGATAAAGCAACCACAGGACTAAGAGCAATGTTATCCGAACTATCTAACGAGAGTTCAAAATTAGGAAAAGAATTTAAGAAGATAACCGGAGGATTAGATTTTAAAAACTACACTTTATCCGGAGGAACTATCATCGGAGCTTTGAAACTAATCCAAGAAAAAGCAAAAGACGCAGATAAGGCAATGACCGAAATGTTTGGAAATATTCGTTCTAAAACAGCGGCAGGGGGATTGGCAATTTTAGAAAAGAAATATACGCAAGTTTTAAATGCAATTGCAAACGCACCAAATGACCAATTAGCTAGAGCCTATGCGACTATGCTAGATACTACTAAGGCAAACCTGGAAAGAATTAAAATGGTTGTTTCTACCTATACCCAAGAGATAGGAGAGAGAGTAGCCAAAGATTTGGCAGGAGCTTTGAATATCAACGATGTAAAAAGTTTCGAGGACTTATTCAACGAAAAGAATATTGATAAAGTATATTCTTTCGGGAAAGCCATATTCTTTGTAACCGGAGGAATTACGGCTCTAGGAATAGCGTTAAAAGGTATTGAAACAGTGACGGCGGCTTTTGCTCTATTACATAACCCGGCAGTACTTTTGATTGCGTCTTTAGGTGGTGTTTATTATGGCATTCGTAAAATTTTAGACATTAAAAATGAAGAATTTGAAAAAACTAAAAAATGGCTAAATGAAACAGAAGAGGGATTGAAAAAACAAGTTGAGACTTTGAAAGAAATTCAAAAACAAAAGGAACAAGGCGGTTTTACAAGCCTAAAACCTCTACGAGAATTAGAGGGATTTAGCCCAAAAGTTTTGGCAGATTTGGAAAGATTGAACAATCTGAAAGTAAATGCTTATAATCAAGGAAATATCAATGAATTTGAAAGACTAGCCAAAGAATTTCGAGAAATTATGGAGAGAGAAATTCAAAGGTTAGAAAAAGAGACAATCAGATTAAATGCAAAAGTTTTTGTAGATGTTGATGTTGTAAGAGAAAATTCAAGGCAAAAAGCCTTTGAATCTTTGTTGAATATAGAAGACATCGATAAAATCTCAAAGGAATTCCACAGCGGAAAGTACAAAGGAAATAAAAATGAGAAGTTTATTTATGAGGATTATTTGAAACAATTAGACAGCTTGAATGTTTCTAAAAGATCAACGCTAAGAAGAGACATCAGCGAAGCTATTTCAGGGATAGCAAAAAAAAGCTATAACCCAGACGGAGACAAAAAAGGAAGCAAAAAAGACCCGTTCAAAGAATTGATTTCAGAACTTGGAGCAAAAATCAAACGAGATTTAGGCATCCAAGAAAAGATTGAGATTTTGGAAAGAGCAAAGGAAAAGTTCAAGAAGAATATCAACGAAATCAATACAGCTATTGATAATTTTAAAATCGAGGCTTTAGCTAACAAGATTAAAAATGCTTTAGAGGGCGTGAACTTAAGAAATCACGAATATTCTTCCGGTGAACAATTAGGAAAAATCCAAGCCGGGGAAAAGCTCGTATTACAGCAATTGGAAATGGCTCGAAAAGTCAATAATTCTGATTTAGTGAGAGATTTGGAAAAACAAATGAAACAACTTGATTTTACGAAATTTTTAATTCCTGTAGAAGAAAAAATCAAAGAAATTGAGAAAAATTTAAAATCCACACAAGAACAATCTGAAAAAATCAAAGAAAATAAAGATAATCTGTCCTCAGCGGAAATTAAAAGGATACAAACAGAAATTGCCGGAACAGTAGCAGCCAACAAAGCTCTTATCGAAAATATGAAAGGTTACTTAAAACAAAACCTAGAAAATGGGATGTTAACTCAGGGAGACTACGACAAGTTAAAGCAAACTGTGGATAATTTGGATACATCTTCTGACAAACTGAAAAATGCTGCAATAAAAGTAGAAAACAGTATTCCGGGTGCTTTAAATGCTATAGGAAATGCTTTTTCACAGCTTGGAAATGTCACAGGAAGTCAGACTTTAGGTGGTATCGGTAGTATCTTTGGGGGATTAGGAAGTATTGGGGATTTAGTTGGTAAATTTAAGTCTGGCGGTGGTATTGGAAGCATTTTAGGGATGTTCAGCAAAACCGGATCACTTTCTGGTGGAATGGCTTCTTTAGGAACTGTTGCAAGCGGAGTCGCCGCAGGAATTGGCATTGTCTCTACAATTGGTTCTCTATTCGGAAGAAGTGGAAAGAAAAAAGCCGCAGCAATTGACGCAAGAAATAAAGAAAATGAAGAAGCATATAAGAAGCAGATTTCCGCATTACAGCAATTAACGCAAGCTATTCAACAAAACTCCGAAAGGATTAAAAGTTTTGCAGATAGAATGTTGACAGATGTTGCGAAAAATCCAACTATCAAAATGATTTTCGGAGGAGAAAGCAACTTTGATTTGTTACATCATTCTATGATAGCGGGAAAACATTTTGCGGATATAACAGCACTAGAAAAAGGTTCTAAAAGATACCGTTCAGGTTTTAGAAAGAAAAGTAAATCTACATATACCAAAGTAGATATTGGAGAATCTGAGTTATTAAGATACTTAGGGTTTAGTAAGTCAGAATTGGATGCATTTACAGACAGCGAAATGAAGCAATTGGATAGTGTGTTGCATAACGTTAATCACGAAACATTACGAAGAGCAACCGGAAGAAACTTAACAGAATCTTCTATTGAAGAGTGGAAGAAACAGGTACATGAGTTTGTAGAGCAGATTAAATACTTGGAAAAAGAAAAGGCGGATCTGTTCAAAGGTTCTACACTAGAAAGCTTTACAGGCGTGGAATATAAGACGGAAAAAGAATTGATTAAAGAATACACGGAACAATTCAAACAAATGGGATTAGTTGGGGAACAATACAACGAAACTATCAAAGAAATGGCGAAAAATAACCAAGTGTTAATTACCTCAATGTTAGACGTGCGAAATAGCACGATAGAGGGATTTGCAAGTGGAAATGGTGGATTCTTAAGTTCTATGAAGTCTTACTTTGAAAAGATATTTAAAAATGCAAGTTCGGTAGCTTATGATGTGGTATTTAGTGATTTAGACCACTACTTAACACAAGCTTTTGAGAAAATATCCAATAAACTTGTGAACATTAAAAAGAATGGAAAGCTTGATTTTAAAGGGTTGTTTAGTGACTTTGATTTTGAGAAATTAAAGAACCTAGACATTATGGAAAAGCAAGTAAAACAATCTTTAGATGTCATTAAGAAAGAATTGCTAAGTCATGGGGTGGATTTATCTTTAATCAATAAAATGCTTCCGTGGAGTGATTTTAACGATAGGATAAACGACTTAAAGAACGCTTTATCAAGTGCAATGAACGCAGGACTAGAAGAACATAAGTTCTCTAGTTTCACAAAAGCATTGGGACAATCTCTATATGATAGCGTGAAAAATTCTTTGGTTAAGGCATTCAGCGAAAGTGCTTTGTATCAAGGAATGATAGAAAAATTCATCCGGGCGGAAAATTTCCAAGCACAATTGGAAAAAGCGGGAAATTTCAAAGATGTCTTAGGAATAGCAGACGGCATTATGAAGAAGTTCAGCTATGAATTAGAGGCAGCGGGACTTGGTGGATTTGACGCAATCAACAATATCAGAAGAGAAGAAGATACACAGTTGGGAAATGCTTATTACACAGATAAGGCGGCAAATGTAAATATCACATTTAACAATACTTACAATGGAGATATTTATGGGTTTGATGACTTTGAGTCAATCAATCGTAAAATGTGGTTAAAAAATATGGAAGAATATAGATTAAAGCCAAATGGAAGTAACTAGGGAGAGGGGTTCCTCTCCCGGATAGGAGGAAGAAAATGGAAAAATTTGAAGAAAATGAACTTAAGGAAATAGCTAGAAAAACATGGGAAGCGGTATCAGAGATATTGCCAAAAGGAAACGAAATAAAAATCGGAAATGAATTTTATGTAAAAAAGAAAGCAAGCACAGAAATGGAAGAATTCTTATTGGAGATAGAAGTATTTAAGAAGAAAATGCAAGAATTGGAGTTTACATACAAAGAAGTTGCAGAGCTGACAAAAGAGTTCATAAAAGCAAGAGTGGTAGAATTGCCGAAGTACTGTAATTTAAAAGTCTGATTTTCCGAGAAACAAGAAAAAGGAGGTAAACATGCCAAAAATAATCATAGAAGGTATTCATGGGCTTGGAATTGGAGAAGTAGATAGATTAATTTTAGCAAAATTAGATATTCAAGGAACAATCGAAGATGTGAAATTGGATATGACACAAGAAGAATTGCAGAGAGTTGAAAATAATTTGAAGCAAAAATATGAAACTATTTTTGTCTATGAAGAGGGAAACGAGGAACATTTAACAAAAATCAACGAAGAATTAAAAAGAATGTACGGGGTATAGTCCTGTACATTCTAAAAAGGCTATCGGATCACAATTAACGGAGAGTAACCTTTTTCTTTTGCCTTTTGGATAGCGTCTTCCATTTCTGAAAACATTCCCAAGTTTTCGTATTCAGGAGATTTACAATCCAAAATGGCTTGGAGAATTTCTTTGTTTGGGAAATTTGTAGTATGTACTCCATAAAAATAATATTCTCCATTTTTATTAGGTTTTTTGCTTACTGCATAAGTAGACAATACAAACATCATTCATACCTCCTTTCACAAAAATGTTCCAATAGTATATATAACTTTTTTGAGGGAGAAAATCAAGATAGGAGGAAATATGCAACTATCAACACTACGGTATCAAGGATATACCGCTAGAATTACCAACCTATCAACTATGGAAGAGTTGCAGGATTGGGTATCGGAATGTAACATCACACTTCCACAATCCAATCTCATATCTTCCATGGAAGCTAGGTTTCAACTAGAAGAAAAGAAAATCAATAAAGGGAATGAAGTTAAGATAGAGATTTTGGACGATGTAGGAAATGTGCTTTATTCCTTGCAAGGAGAAGCAAATATCCCTAAGCGAACAAAGTCTTATACCGGTCTGGAAGTATGGGAATATACAATCAAAGACAGTTATAACCGACTATTTGAGAAAGTAGTTCCTGAAAGTCAGACTTTTTATGACCTTTACTTATGTAATACAAATGACAAACACAATTCTTTACTACATAAAATAGCAAGTGCTTTAGGATTTCGGGAAGAGGAACTGGATTTTCAATCAGTTGCGTTTGACAATGGCAACCTAATCCGATTGCCTTTTGTATATTTGGAAGAGAATTCCAGATGGATTGATAAATTACAAGCCTTTATTGAAGCGACGGACGGAATTTTGTATGTAAAGAACAAAAAGTTATTCTATCGACCTCGTAATTTCACGATTAACAACACTTTCTCTTTTGATAGGACTAATATTATTACTAGCCTAGAAGAAAGCGAAAAAGAGGTGCTACAGAACGGGATACGGCTTGTCTATGATAGATATGAAAAATTAGACAATCAAGTGGTGTTTAACCTACAAAAAAAGATAATTACAGAGGCAAATACCAATCAAGATACGGAAGTTCCAACGATGAGGATCAGTTTCATTACGTCAGCGGTATCCAATCCGACATTGACGAAAGCAACCGGGTATTATTTCAAAACAGATGACCCAAGCTCTAAAGTGGATATTACTTTGGAGGAAAATGTTCACTACAAAAAAGTATCCTGGAAAGAAACGGGAGCGGAAGTGAAATTCTATAATCCGTTACCATATAAGCTATACGTAGATAATTTTGAGATAAAAGGTGTTCCTTTGTCTATGTATTCCGACAATGAGGTCAGCGTGATGTTTCCTAATGTCTTAGAAAAACATCAAGAAAATTTCATCACTTCTAGTAAGAATAAATTTATCCAAACAAGTGAACAAGCAAAGTTTTTAGCAAAAAAGGCAATGCGAAGAGTGGTTGTCAATCATGCAGAATACCAATTCAAAACTCCATTTCTTCATCAGATTGAAGTTGGCGGAGTATATGGCTTGGACTTGGAAGATATTCACACCGTGATTGAAATTACAAATATTTCTATCAATCTAAGACCAGGAGTATTCCGTATGGATATTCAAGGAATTTCGGACAAAGAAGAGTTGGGAAGTGTGAAAATTACTTCCAAGCTATCTGGGAATCCAAAAGAAAGTTACATCGATTTACGATCGGTGGAAGAAGAACTCAAAAAACAAAACGGAGAGCTAAAAAAGCTAGATAGAGATGTTCGCTCTAAGCTTCATAAAATGAACAAAGTCCCTACCGAAAACGTGGAAGAGAATGACATTTGGTTGAATCCTGATACGAACGAATGGAAGAAGTTTTACAATGGTGTATGGAATCCAATTTCAGAAAAAGAAATACTTCCGTCTATGAAGATGTATAGCAGCTTGGACGGAAATGTTATCAAACTACAAGGCACCACAGATAAAGTGGGAGCATATCTGTTAAACGATGGAGAGAAGTTTGGAAGCTTAAATGGAGAACTTGCTCATGTAACATTCGATAAATTAGGTCAATTCGAGGCGGAAAATCCGAACAACCGAGTGGCTTTGAACATCAAAGACCCAGCGAATCCATATCGTGTGACTTCTCAAGTCTTATTAGGAGTGACTGACGTAACAGATTCAAAATGGAAGAACACGATTTTTGCAATCGGAGATGAAGCAACAGGAAATAGAATAGAGTTCAAGCAGGGGAAACTTTCTCAAAAAATAAACGGGCAAGAATTAGAGAAAAAATTATCGGATGTAGATAAAAATATCATAAATCTAGCTCAAGCGGATAGCGAAAACAAAAAAGAATTAGAAAAAAGAATTAATAAAGTGAAGACGAATATAAATGCACAACTTGTAAATGCGGACAAAAAGTGGACAGCTTTACAGGGTCAGTATCAAGAGACCGTCAAGGACATTACTTCTTTTAAGACTCAAACAAGCAAAAGTATAGATACTGTGCAAGGGGCTTTGCAACAAGGAAATTTTATTATCACGGCAAACACGACATTTGATGGTGATGCTAGATTCGTTTCACGAGGGAGCAATGAGGTTATCACAATTGCAAATGGTGCTATTGACTTCCATAGAGACGGGAAAAGGCTAACAAGAATTAAAAATATCAGACATGGAACTATCTCCACTGATAGCACAGGAAAAGGAGTTGTAGACTTTGAAGGTTTTCAACAACCCATGATTGTTGTTCCTTCTATCAAATCTCTAGATGCTGGAAAAAATATAGCGAAATTCTTTTGCTTTGCAGAGCATATTGAAAGATGTAAGTATAGATTTTTCGTAGGTGTTTCGAATGAGTATTGGGTGGAAGCAACTCCAATCAAAGTAGTAGGAACACAATGGACGGCAGAGAACGCTATGAATAGTACTTTTTTAAAGTATGAGGGTAAAGTTGACTACGGGCCTGGTCAGAAAATTCAAATTTATGGCAGTGAAGGCGAACATGGAAATCATTGGAAATATATTGAATATAAACTTTTTCCTGAGATAAATGTAAAAATAACTAGAATAGATGGAGACACAACATTATTAGTAGACAAAAATTACAAAATGACTGGCGGAGTAGACGATTGGCGTGTATCAGGTAGGTACAATCTCTATTTTACTACGTGGTTAAATGTATTGGACTTTTCTCAAACGACGAATTTATTAAAAAGATATGCTAACAGAACGAATGTAAAATTTATTATGCAAGTTTCTATAACACAACCTGAATTTCGAGCGTATATAGCGCACGATTGGCACTACACCAGAGGAAATTTCGATAATAAAGAAACAACATACTATGGAGTACATAAAGAGGTGGTATTAGCTAGGATAACTTCATCGCATTTAACGGGGTTGGCTCTTACGGCGAGTTCTTCCACTTCTACGTTAGGAGAGGTCACAGGAGAAGGAGAAGTATCTTACATTGCTATGGAAATAGACTAGGAGGGATTATGGAATTTAAGCTAATTTTAGGTTATTGCTGCAATCTAAAATGCTCTTACTGTTATCAGCTCAAAGAGCATTGCAACGACAAAGAAATGTCTTATGAAATTATTGATACATTTTTAGAGAGATACAACAAACTGAAAGGAAGTCACACTATCAATTTCTTTGGCGGAGAACCTTTACTATATGCAGACAAAATAAAGTACATCATGGATAGGGTAGATAAAGATAGAACGTCTTTATCAATTAGTACAAACGGAAGTCTACGTGGGACTTTTTACGAACTACAAGAATATTGGGGACGCTCGATAGGAAATTTATTATCGAATAAAGAGCATGGTGATTTCACAAAACTGAATGAAGCAAGCACATTTCGATATATTGTGACAAAAGAAAATATTGAGGCTTTAACAGATGATAAAGTTATGTTTTTAGCGAATCATTACAAGAAAAAATTGCAGTTTAAATATGACATGTCAAGCAAGTGGGAACTGGAACACATTCAAAAAATGGAACATGTTCAAAGGATACTACAAAGTATCTTAGGGAGTGATTTTTACATTGAATTGCCTGTGGATTATAATAGTAAATTCGTATGTTTTGTGAGTGGAACGAACTGTTTTATCAACTACAATGGGGATTATTTGGCTTGTCACAGAAATCCAAACAGCAGGCTAGGAAATATTATGGAAGAGGATTTTATTTACTGTAAGAACGAATATTGTTTAGATAGATGTACGAATAGAGTGGAGAATTTATATAGTTACGGTAAGTATGAATTTAAGGGAGTAACTCTATTCCATAGCTGTGATTAAGGAGGGAATATGAAATATTTTTATGTAAGTAGAAATGCACTAATACGAGACCATGCAATCGTGATATATGGGGAATATGCTATTCAAATACCGTTGGAAGCATATCGGTCTAATCCAAACACCGAAGATGCTATTGAATATATTAGTGAGGACGATAATTTTCCGAACGACTGGGCATATGATGGCGAAAATGATGTGATTTTTTCTCAAAAAGACAGACCAAGCCCATATCATGTGTTTGTGAAAGGGGTTTGGATTGTAAAGGATAAAAAGGGATTGAAGAAATATTGTGAGAAAATTATCGATGAAATCAAAGCAGAAGTACTGGAATACGGATTTAATTATTCAATTGAGGGAGTAGAACATCAACAAAGATGTCGAGATAAAGATATCGTGTATATGGCAATTACAGCTTTGATGATGTTTTTCGTAAAAACTTTTTTACAAAAAGACATAAAAAAAACATGGTATTTTCAAGACAATCACGGGGAAAGTATGGACTTATTAAAATTAGTTCAGCTCATGTTTTTTGGTGGAACATTTGTTCAATCTGTTTACGATACAGAAAACTATTTTAAAACTTTAGAGGAGCCGAAAATCATCACAAAGGAAGAGTTCGAGCAAAAAAGAAAAACAATTCATCAAGCATTAGCAGGGGGAGAATCATGATAGCGATTATTCTTGAAAAGAATGCGTTGAGTATACAAGGGCATGGAAACAGTTATATTTGCCACGCCGTGTCCGCTGTATCTCAATATCTATGCAGCAATTTAGAGATTATTTCTTACAAAAGTGAAGACGGATATTTATGCGCAGCATTCCGAGATACTCTTATTTCCCGCATGTTGCTAGATAGCTTTGTGAGGTTTTTAAAAGATTTACATTCTCGAGAGATTCATCTTGAAGAAAGGAGGTAAGAAATGCAACATATCACCAATGTTTTAGTTCATTCCAATCGTTGTGAAGTGGTAGACGGTCATACATTCGCGACCGGAGACAAAGGACTACCGCATATTCATTTACAATTTCTATATATGTTTGGAGAAAATAGTTTGCAAGGGAAGAATTTAGAATGTAAATACTTACTTCCCAATGGGCAACATTCTGCAGAAACGGTCAGAATTACCGGGAAAAATGAGGTAACATTTCCAATTCATTATAGTTGCTTTACGGTCAATGGTTGGACAACATTAAGAATTACGTTAATCAACGGCAGCAATCGAGTAACTTTGGAAGATATTATCATTAAAACGAAAGAAACAAAGCTCGGAGAGCCGTTCAGCAATACACAGGTGGAACAGGCTATTACACAAGTAATTGAAGTGACGACAACCTCTATCCGAGCTGAGGGAGAAGCGATAAAACAAGAATTAAAAAACTATATTCAACAAGAAAAAAAGAACTTGAAAGGAGAGAACGGAACAGACGGAGTGGGAATTGAGAACATTAACTCCATCCAATCTGGCAATTTAATTCATTTAGAATTTAGTTTGTCAAACAAGAAAAATAAAACTATTACTTTTAACGCTTCAAAAGCAAGTCCGTTTGAAATAGAAATCGAAGAACTCTTTCATGGGAACTCCAAACATCTTACCTTTTCAAAACCTTTGTCAGAATACCAATTGTTAGTTATTAAAAATAATCAACAAACTGCGACTATTCCTGCTAAAATAGGAAGTTCCTTTACCTTTTGGTATTCATCAGGAACGGTACAAGAAACAGGTATTGCTTTAAATTATTCAGGAAGTTTTACCGTGTATGGAGTAAAACTAAATGTTCAAATTGCTGCCTCGCCTGAATTGAACGGTTTATTGAGAAGAATTGAAAGATTGGAAGAAAAAATAGGAGGAAACTTATGAAAATAGCTTTAATCATAGGACATAATCAAAGAAGTAAAGGAGCTTATTCCCACATCATAGGCTCGGAATTCGATTACTGGAAACGGATCGCAGAAAAAATCAAAACCGAGATACCGGAACTGGTTGATATTTACGAAAGAAAACCAAAGCAATATTATGGGCAGGAAATGCGGGAAGTCCTGCAAGAGTTAAATAAGCACAACTATAAGTATTGCTTAGAACTTCATTACAATGCGGGAGCAAGTCAAGCACATGGCTGCGAATGCTTGGTTTATCATAAAAACGAGCAAGCAAAGGAACTCGCAAGCATGTTCATGGCAAGGCTCCAAAATACCTTTGGAAGTAAAATACGGCTAAAACAAGGAAAGGTATTGGGAAAATACATAGAAACACATGGAATTATCCCGGTAGTAAATGACAATACAAGAGGAGCTTATGGCATTTGCCATAGCAAAGATACTTATATCCTAGTGGAACCTTTCTTTGGAAGCAATCTCGATGAGGCTTTGAAGTTTTCTGTAGAAAGCGATGTAGTAGATTTCTTTGTGAAGTTTATTAAGGAGGTTGATATATGATAGATAGTCTTTATCAATATGTTAGCAGTAGTCCTTTTGTATTAGGATTTACATGCGGAATTATTTATGCAGTTGCCCCTATTATTAGTGCAATTGCGAGCTTTATTACGAAAGGAGGAAGAAGATGA